TACACGACGCTCTTCCGATCTGTTCAAAAAAACTGGGTCATGTGTGTGTGACAAGGGGGTAAAATCTGAATTTCTTCATTTTGTACAGTGTACAAAGAAAAACCGTGATATTCTGTAGTCGTGAAGATTGGAAAACATCTTCTAGAACAAACAAGGTAGTTCTTGGATTGTTTCATTTTAGTGCCCGTTGAAAAAGACCCGTGTAAACATGGGTCTTTTTCATATCACTGCATTCAAAGTATTTACTGTTAGTTTTTGTCGTCCTTTAAATCTGTTAACTGTAGTTATGGTCAAAACTTTGAATGTAGCGATATGAAAAAATATTATGGTTCAGAAGCAACAAAAACAGGTGCTAGAAATTATGCTAGAAAATTTTACTCAAGCAAAGCTTGGGAAAAGAAAAGCAAAGCGTATAGAAAGGCACATCCACTTTGTGAAAGATGTTTGAAAAAAGGTATCTATACCAGGTCGACTTGTGTGCATCACAAAACACACATTGACCAGGACAACTATAGAGATGTACACATTCTATTTGGCGATTCTAATTTGGAAGCGTTGTGTGATTTATGTCATGCTGAAGAACATTCCAAACGTAAACCATCTTTTGAATTTGATGAAAACGGAATGCTTATAGGATGTGGAAGGGAGGATGATGAATGCAAAAAGGAGCATGGAAAAAAAGAATCAATTCACAACTAGAGAATTTAGGCACATTTTCTCCTGAATATTCGGTTGCGGTTGATTCACTTGCAGATGCATTGGCCCAATATGATTCAACAATGAAGCAATGGAGAGATTCAAGTAAAGCAAATGGCTACAAATCACTACAGATGGTTGTTGAATATACGAACAAGGGCGGTGCAACGAATTTATCACGCTCACCATACTACATTATTACCGTTCAATTACGTGATCAGATCATGAAGTACTGCAAAGAACTTGGCTTGTCACCTACTTCACTTTCAAAAACAACAGAAGTATCCGGAAAAAAAGGTGATGAATTGGATGAGTTCATGAGCAGATTTAAATGAAATATCTAGACATTTATAAAGAGCGGATTAAATCGGGTGAAGATGTAGTCGGTAAGTGGATAAAGCTTAATCTTCAATATGTTGAAAGAGGTTTAGCAAATGGAGATTTCTTCTATGATGAGAAAAAAGCGGAAATGCATATAGCTTTTATTGAAACGTTTTGTCATCACGTAGAAGGAAAAACAACAAAAGTGAAGCTTGAGCCTTGGCAAAAATACTATATTGCGTGCATATTCGGACTTGTTGATAAGAATGGAAAAAGGCAGTTTCGTGAAATACCTACGGTCATGGGCCGAAAACAAGGAAAATCATTTCTTTGTGCAGGTATTGAACTTGATGTTGGATTCACTTCTGATGAAGCAGGTATGCAGATATACAATATAGCGCCAAAGTTAAAACAAGCGCAGATCATTTACAATGTTCTGTATCAAATGATGGAACACTCTAAAGCGTTGAGTCAAAGAGTAAAAAAACGTAGAACAGATATCTACATGAAACAGAACAATTGTCGATGGGAGCCAATTGCCTTTGCATCTAAAAAATCAGATGGATTCAACCCATATTTGACAATCTTTGATGAGTTTGCAGCCTGGGAAGGTGAAGCAGGTATGAAAATGTACAACGTTATGTTGTCGGCAGGTGGTGCAAGACCTGATCCACTTTATATTCCTGTAAGTACCGCAAACTATATTGATGAAGGATTATATGATGAACTATTTGTTCGTGGAACATCTGTTTTACTAGGTACGTCTGATGAAAAACAAATGTTACCTTTCTTTTATATGATTGATGATATTCAAAAATGGGATGATCCTATTGAATTAAGAAAAGCAATGCCAAACCTTGGAATATCGGTTTCTTATGAATATTTGCAGAATGAAATTTTAAAAGCACATAGCTCACCGACATATAAGGCGGAGTTCATAACAAAGTATGCGAATATCAAACAGAATTCAACGGAAGCGTTATTTAGTGCAGAAGATATTAACAAAGTTAAAGGTGAAGAACTTAGATTTGAAGATTTTGCACATACATATGCAGTTGGTGGAATCGATTTGTCACAAACAACCGATTTAACAGCCGCATCTGTAGTTATACGAATTCAAGAGCAGGACTACATATTTACTCATTTTTGGCTTCCAACATTAAAAATCAAGGAGCTAGAGGAAAGAGACAAGATACCATATACAAGATTTATTCAATTGGGATATTTAAGTCCAAGTGGGGAAAACTTTGTACGGTATGAAGATGTTACGGAATGGTTTGAAATGCTACGCAAGAAATACAAGATTTATTGCGTGGTCGTTGGATATGACCGTTATTCGGCTCAGTATCTTGTGGATGATATGAAGAAATATGGATACAAGATGGATGATGTCATTCAGGGTACTAACCTTACACCGGTTATTAATGAATTTACAGGATACGTAAGAGATGGATTTGTTCATACAGGAACAAATGGATTGTTACAAGCACATATGTCTAGTGTGGCATTAAAGAAAGTTGCGGAGGACAATCGTGTCCGCATGATTAAAACTGATCCAAGAAAACATATTGATGGATATGCATCTGTTATTGATGCATATACAGTAAGACAAAAATGGTGGGATACATTTAAATACCGCCTTGAAAACAAGAAAAGGAAGGTGAATTAGTGGCTAAAAGCAGAAGAAAAAGATTTGGTTTGCTAGGAAGTCTGTTAGGACTAAATAAGCCAGCACCTAAACAAAATCAATTACACTCTATGTTTGCAAGCTTAGGTGGATATTCACCAGTGTATTCATCATATGATGGTGGAATATATGAGATTGGACTATGCAGAGCATGTATCAATCGAATTGCCACATCATGTGGGAAGGCTTCACCTGAACTGACAAACAAAGACTACAAAGCTAAGATATATAACTATTTGGTTAAGAAAAAGCCAAATCCTTATATGACAGCTAGTCAATTTTACAAAAGATTGGCAACTATCTATTTTGCAGAAAACAATGCTTTCATTATTCCGATTGAAGATGAATATGGAATGATAAAGGGTTTGTGGCCCGCAGTACCAAGTCAGTGTCAGTTAAAAGAAATCAATGGTGTAGTTTATATTTATTTTAATTTCATCTATGGCGAAACAAAATTGATTGAATACAGTAAAGTAGGGCATCTAAGGCAAATGCAGTATAAAAATGATTACTTTGGTGATACGAATGATGCATTTGATACAACAGCTAAATTGATGCTTGCTCAGGAAGAAGGAGCAATCAATGCGATCAAATCTAGTTCTATTGTTCGATTCTTAGCTAAAATTACAACACCAATTGACGATGATGAGGATTATAAAGAACAACAGAACATGATCTTAAGAAATAACCTGAACAAGAATGAAACAGGTGTATTCCTTGTTGATAATCGTTTTGATGAAGTAAAACCAATTGAAAGTAAACCACTATTAGTGGATGCCAAGCAGAAGCAAGCTATTGAAAATAGTGTATACAGCTATTTTGGAATTAGTGAAGCTATTTTACAAAATAAATATAAACCTGATGAATGGAATGCATTTTATGAATCAATTATTGAACCATTCTTTATTGAAGTTGGAGAAGTGTTGAGTGGAATGTTATATTCCGTAAATCAGATTATGAATGGTAGTGAAATCATTCTTACAAGTGATCGTTTACAGTATGATTCGACACAAACAAAATTAAATGTTGCGACTCAAATGTTCGATAGAGGAATGATTGATACGAATGGGGCATTAAATATCATGAACAAAGCGCCTTTACCAGATGATGAAGGTAAGAAACGTTTTATTCGAGGTGAATATATCCAGGTAACTAAATCAAATCAAGGAGGAATTAGTTACAATGGGGAAACAGAACCACAGCAAAATCCAAATGCGCTCGATCCCGTTCCAAATGAACCCGGTGACGGAAAATAAACGGATTGATACTCAGTACTATGTTGAAGGATATGCTACAACATTTGAACCTTATGTTCTTTATCGAGATTATGAAGGTAATGATGTATATGAGTTGATTGAGCGTTCAAGTTTGGATAACGCTGATATGAGTGATATCATCTTCCAATTTGATCATGGAGGAATGGTATATGCACGTACAAGCAATGGTTCACTTATTGTTGAAGTAGATGAACACGGATTGTTTGTTGCAGCAGATTTAGGAAGAACAGAAGCTGCAAAACGCTTGTACGACAGTATTCAGGCAGGAATGGTGACTCAGATGTCATGGCGATACATGGTGGATGAGGAATCATATGATAGATCTAAAAAGATGTGGACAACACGTAAAGTATCAAAAATTTATGATGTTTCGGCAGTGTCGATTCCTGCAAATGATCAAACATCTATTGAAGCAAGGGCAAAGTCTTTAATGGATGAAGAACGGACTAAAAAAGAAAATGAAAAGAAACGAGAAAGACTGAGTTTGTTGTTGCAGATTAAGGAGGCTATTAATTAATGTTTACAGAGCAACAACTAGCAGCATTCAATGCAATGAATCACGAACAGATTCAAAAAAGATTTAAAGAAATTCAAGATGAGGTCAACAAAAACGATCCTAATACAAACTTGGAAATGTTACAGGCTGAATTTGATATTTTGCAAAAACGTGACAAAGAGTTACAAGGCAAGGTAGCACAACGTCAAGCGTTCTTAGATACTATGGCAAAATCTATTGTAGATGAAGAAGGTGCTTTTGTTACACAACAGGAACAAGCACGTAGTAAAGCACATCCATCAATGCCTACAAAATTGTCAGAAGGAATGGAAGACGATATGGAGTATCGTAGTGCGTTCATGGAATTCGTTCAAAAAGGAAAACAGTCAGAAATCTTAAGACAACGTAGTGCAGAAGCGGGTGTGGCAGCTGATCTAGGTATTTTAATTCCTGAAACAATTGTTCAGAAAGTAATGACTGAATTAAGTAAATCACGTGGTTACTTATACAATGCAGTATTACATACAAATTTCCGTGGTGGTGTTAAATATCCTATCGGTTCATTCAAGGCTACATTCAAACGTATCACAGAAACAACAGTGTCTGATCGTCAAAAAGCCGGTTCTGTTACAGAATTTGTACAATTTGGATATTTGATTGGTGAAATTCGTTTAGCACGTACATTACTACAAACTGTATTGACTGTAAATGCATTTGAAACTGAATTAGCAAAAGTTATTGTAGAAGCTTATTTGGAAGCTATGGATCGTGAAATTTTAACAGGTCAATCTGAAAACAATGAGTGTGAAGGTATTTTAACAGAAGCTAATAAAGTAAGTGGACGTATTAAAGCAGATCACATTATTGAATTTACTGAGGAAGAAATGAAAGATTGGAAATCATGGCAAACAAAATTCTTTGCGAAGATTCCATTGTCAATGCGTAAATTAAAACCAGAGTTTGTAATGACTCCTGCAACATATGAAGCAAACATTAAAACATTGGCTGATCAAAATAATCGTCCTGTTTATGCAGAAACATTTAATCCTATTGATGGTGCAGAACGTGCTACATTCGCAGCTAGAACTGTTAATTTCGTTGAAAATGATACGTTTAAAGATTTTAATGAAGCAAAAACCGGTGAATACTTCGGAATGTATTGGGTAGGAAAAGAAGCCTATGCAATCAACTCAAATATGCAGTTTGGTGTGAAGAAGTACTGGGATTATGAAAAGAATGAGGAAGTAACTCAGGCGTTAGTTATCAATGATGGTAAAGTATTAGATCCTCAATACATCTTCTTGTTAAAAAAAAAAGTAGCTTAAGCAATGGAGATGTTACAAAAGGTGAAAGCCAAGCAGGAACACAATCATTAAATGATGAAGAACCTACTGAAACTGATGAAGAACCTATTTTATTAGATGATGAGCCTAAGAAAACCACTCGAAAAAGCAGTGCGAAGAAAGCTTAGGTGATAGATAATGGTGTTCAACATTTCTGAAAGCCTTCTAGAACGTGTTAGAACTGCTGCTACAAGAGCAAAATCACGCGCATATGATGATGAAATTAAAACATATATCAGAGCATGTTTATATGATTTGGATAGATTGAATATTCTATTTGATGAAGATGATTTAGAAGATGAAATTGTAGTAGCGGTAATAACATATGTAAAGTCAAAATTTGGTACAACGGATGCTTCATATAAAGAATCAATGGCTAAAACATATGAGGATTTACGTCAGATTCTTATGACAGATAAATCCCATAAGAAGGTGACATAGTATGGCATATGAATATACTCGTGAGAATAATCTTTACTACGATGTCGCATATCTGATTGAAAAAGAAAGATATGTTGATGCAGATGGTGTGGAACATGTTAGCGAAACGGAGAAGGAAGTATTTTGTCGAGTTGGTGGAATTTATTCAAAAGAATTTAATGAAGCCTACCAGGCAGGCATACAGTTAGCGTATAAGCTTGTTATTCCTACTATTGATTACAATGATGAAACGACAGTGAAATACAACGACAAAAAGTATGCGGTTTATCGTACGTTCCCATCCGGAGATACGATTGAACTATATGTTCAACAGGATGCTGGAGAATGGAAACAGTAAGACAACAGATTGTAGCTAAATTCACTGAACTTTTAGGTGAAGGGCAATTTGTATATGGCAGTTTCAAATCAAAACCCCATACCCCCTATGGGAATTATGCATTGGATTATACAAATAATTACTTTGCAGACAATAGAACGTATTGTAAGATTGGAACTTACATATATAGATTAGTGACTGATCAAAAAGATTTTGAATTAGAAGCTAAAATCGAAGACATGTTTGATGAATTAGAAATACCATACCAAACCATCACAGATGAAGATATAACAACTCAAAAAGTACACTGTACAGAATGGACGGTGACATTAGTTGGCCGTCAATGATGTATATTGCGATATGTCGCAGCTTGGGCCTGAAATCAGAAAGATGATTCAAGAATATAAAGAGCATTCTTTGGCGCAGATTGATAGAGCAGTAGAAGAAACTACAAAAGATTCTAAAGACATTGTTAAAGCTAAGGCCAATGTAGAAGATAGAAACACACGCAGAAAGGGAAAATATAAAAGATCTATAACATATAAGATAGAACGTGAATTAGCTCATACACGCGGTGTTATTTATGCGAGTGGCCACGAATACTCATTAACTCATTTACTAGAAAACGGACATAATTTATGGAATTCTCCTAGACGTACACGTGCATTTAAGCACTGGAAAGATGGAGAAACAAACGCAATCAAGGAACTGCCAAGTTTAATCGAAAAATATTTGAAAGGATAAAAACTATGGCAGAAAAAAACAAAGTACGATTCGGTCTAAAAAATGTACATGTATGTTCTATTACAGAAAGTGCAGGATCAATTACATATGGTACGCCTACTGCGTGGAAAGGTGCTAAATCATTAACACTAGATCCAGAAGGAGATACAAATACATATTATGCAGATAACACTGCGTATTTCACAACGAATACAAACAATGGATATTCAGGAAGTTTGGAAATGTCTGAGATTCCTGAAGAAATTGAAAAAATGATTTTCAATACAGTGACAACAGAAGAAGGTAACTTAGCGGAAGATGCAAACGTATTGCCTAATAATGTTGCGCTTATGTTCCAATTTGAAGGTGATGTAAGTGCTACTAAACATATCTTCTATAAGGTTGTATTTGCACGACCAAATGTAGAAGGTGAAACAAAAGAAGAAAGCACTGATCCTACTACTACATCAATGGATATTACAGCAGTTCCTGTTGAGAAAGATGATCATCAATGGGTAAAGGCAAAATGTCGTAAAGGTGATACAAATTATGAGAGTTTCTTTACAACTGCTCCAACATTACCTACTCCAAAAGTTGGTGAAATGAGCCAGGAAGAAGGTACACCGGTAGTTGCACAAAGTGATGATGGAAAGGTAGTGAGCACATTATAAGAGGGGCAACCCCCTCTTTGTGAGGTTATATGGAACAGACATTAAGTATTGATGGTAAAAAATATAATTTATTGTATAAAGGCAAAACAGCTAGCATTTATAGAGATTGTTTCAACAGAGATTTGTTAGTGGATACTCAGGAAGTGCAAATCAAATTTGGTGAAGCTATCGAAAAAAATGTTCGTGAAGGAAATCCTGATCGAGATCCTTATTTCACTTTATTACAAGCAAATGGATCTTTATTTTTTGAAAGGTTAGTTTGGGCATGTATCAAGACGTATGACACATATCATGGAAAAAAAACAAAAGCGTTCCAAGATTTTGTTGATGAAATTGAAGATTATCAAACCTATGTAATGAGTGGAGTTGTTATTCTAGAACAAATTATCAATGCAAATAAAGTAACGGTAAAAGATGAATCCGATGAAGTGGTTTCAGATGATAAAAAAAAAGAAGCGTAAGCTACACTGATTTAGTATTAGGTGGATTAAATTTAGGATTAAAAATAGATGAAATAGAGGATATGGGCATAGGAAGATTGTTTGATTTGATTATTGCACGTGGAAATATGCAGTCCAAAGTAAATAATTCAAAAAACAAAATTTGTATTCGTAAAGCAATCCAAAGCGACTTTGACAGATTTTAGGAGGTACTAAAATTGTCAGGTTACAGTCAAGTAAGAGGTATCTCCGTAAAAATTGATGGAGATACTACAGGCTTTCAAAAAGCAATTAATAAAATAAAATCCGAAACAGCAGGATTAGATAAAACAATGTCAAAACTGAAGTCTTCTATGAAATTTAACGAAGGAGATTTTCAGTCCTTTGCGACATATCAGAACTTGTTACAAGATAAAATCAAAAGCACAACTAAGCAATTGGAAGTCTATAACAAGAAACTGATGAATTATCCAAAGACACAGAAGCAGTGGGCCGATGCGGTTTCTTCTGCTACTAAGTCTGTTGATAATTACACTCATACGTTTAATTCTTTGAATAAAGAATATACAAACAACAACAAGCAGATCAACGCATGGAAAGAAGCAATTGCGAACGGTACGCGTTCGGCAGAACAAGGCGAAAATGCTATTCAAAGGTTAGCTTCACGAAATGTCACTTTAAAAGAAGCAATGGATGATTGTAATTCAGGCATTGCCGAACAAAAAAAGGTATTGGTTGATTTAGGTAGTACATACGAAGATTCTCAACGCACATATCTAGGTTTAAAAGCAGGTGCTTTAGGACTTAAAAATGAATTGGCAGGTATGTCAAAATCATTCATTTCAACGAATGAAGCTTTGTTAAGACTGTATGATACGTTAGGAAAAGTAAGCTCAAAATCAGAACAGTTTGCAAACACTGTAAAACCATTGTCTATGTTATCTTTTGCAGGTATTGCAGCCGCCACTAAGACGGCTATTGAGTTTGAGGATGCATGGACTGGTGTTACAAAAACAGTAAATGCAACACCTCAACAGTTTGAAAAAATCAATGCAGGCTTAAAAGATCTTGCACAAAATACATCGAGTACATATCAAGATATTGCACATTATGCAGAACTTGCAGGACAAATGGGTATCCCTACAGATGCTATTGTTGGATTTACTAAAACTATTACAGAATTGGGCGATACTACAAATCTTGTTGGTGAAGAAGCAGCACAAAGTATTGCCAAATTCTCAAATGTAATGGTTTCACAGTCTAAAAAGACGAATACATATTATTCTCGTTTAGGTTCTACAATCGTAGATTTAGGAAATAAATTCTCTACAACTGAAGCAGATATTATGAATATGGCTACTAGATTAGGTGTTGCAGGTAAGATGGTAGGCTTTAACTCTAATGAAGTATTAGGGTTATCAACTGCATTATCTTCATTAGGTATTGAAGCCGCTGCTGGTGGTAGTTCTGTATCTAAAATGTTGAAGACAATTGATCTATCTGTTTCTACGGGAGATAAGAAACTACAAAAGTTTGCAGAAGTATCCGGCATGACTTCTCAACAATTCCAAAAAGCTTGGGGAGAAGATGCAGCGGGAACATTCTTAAAGTTTGTAGAAGGTATTGGAAAATCGGCAGATGTTACAAAAACATTGGATGAATTAGGCATTAAGGAAGTACGACAAGCACAGTCAATGGGTGCTTTGGCGCAAAGTTCGGATGTATTGGCTAGTGCATTAAATGTTTCTAAAAATGCATGGAATGACAATACGGCCATGGCAAACGAAGCAGAAAAGCGTTATGCGACATTGAAATCTCAATTATCTCAAACATGGGAAGCAATTAAACAAGCTGGTAATGAATTAGGTCAGGCATTTACACCTACTTTAACGGATCTATTAAAGATAGTAAAAAAGGCAGCTAATGCATTCTCTAATTTAGATGAAGGAACGCAACAGACGATTGCAAAGATGTTATTGTTGACGGCAGCCGCTTATCCAACTGCAAAAGGTGTAAGTAAAGTAGCTGGTGCAACGCAAAGTGCTGTTGGATTCTTTACTAAAGCACATCCAAAATTACAAAAGGTAGCAGATGGATTTGGAGTTGTTGCAAAAGAAGGAGAAGTAGCAAGTACTTCTATCGTTTCGTTAGGAAAAGGTTTTGTGTTAACTCATCCAGCAATCACGGCTGTTACAGTTGCACTTGGTGCTTTTGCAGGTGCTGTTGTTTGGGCCGATAAAAAACGCAAGGAAGCGATGGAAACTGCAAATAAAGAGCTTGCATATAAAGATACAGATTATGCAGTTACATTAAAAGTTATTGATGGTTATGAGAAGTATGCAAAGTCAATGTCTAAAACTAAGACAAGTATGGGTGAAATTGTAACTCAATATATGCAAAACAACAAAACCGCAAGTCATTTGATGAAAACAATTGAAGATCTTAACGCAAAAGAATCTTTAAATGCTACGCAAAAGGCTATGCTTGCAGAAGCGGTTATGGAGTTAAATCAACTTTATCCTGATTTGGGAGTAGAAATTGATGAGAATACTGGAAAACTGAATCTTAATAAAGATGCACATTATGAAAGTATTGATGCAATCAAAGAAAGAATCACTCAGATTCAAGAAGAAGCAAAACAAGAAGCGTTGGCAAGTATCGTAAAGAAAAATGCCACTGCTCGATTGAAAGCGGAATTAAAGAATGCAGAACTAACAGAAAGCATAAAGAGCACAACAGAAGCATTTAAAAAATTAAATGCAGAGTATATTGCCGGTCATATATCAATGCAAGATTACATGAATCAATCAAGTGCATTGAAAGAAACTGTATCTACATTATGTACTGATTTAGCAGACTCATATACAAAACTACATGAAACACAAACTCAGTCTATATTGCAGTCGAATTATTTGGAAACACAGTCGTTTGAACAGATGGGAACAAACATGAAGATTAAATTGACTGACATTGCAGCACAGGCAGCTCAAGCAGGTATTCGCATTCCTATTGGTATTCAAGAAGGTATTACAAATGGAACTGCAAATGCGGTAGAAGCAGCTAACTATATGGCCAGTTTGATGAATTTTCAACAACTTGTAGATCAAGCCGGTATGATCGGTGGTTCTATTCCTATGAGTGTAGCCAATAGTATTCTTGCAAATTGTGGAAGTATCACAGAAGCAACCAATGCCATGAACAATTTAATTACATTGGCACAGGCAGTTCAAACTGCTGGTATTGAAGGACAACAAATTCCTGCTGATGTAGCTGAAAAAGTTGCTAGTGGACAAATGTCTGTTGGAGATGCGGTAACTAAAATGATGCAAGACACAGATCCGAAAATGAAAGAAGCCGGTGAAAAGATGAAAAAACAAGCTGACAAATCAATCACTGGTATTGCGGATGCATTTGCGAATGACGGAACTACATCAGCTGCTGTTGGAAGTATGGGCGGAAAGATGGAAAAATCACTGCAACCTCACTTAGACGGTATGGTTACAAGCTCTGCTAAAGCTTATTCAGATATTAAATCAAATATTGATAAAGCTCAAAGTTATGCAGACAGTCATCCTATCACGGTTACACATACAACTATAAAAAAGACAAGAGTTGTTGAAGGTGATGACAATAAAAAATATTTCCCACAATCTTTGTTTAATGCGGATAAACCTGTAGTTGACACGGATATAATGCCAATGGATGCGGATAAGATTGCTACATATTCAGATATCAGTCCATATGCATCTGTTGCGAATGCTACAACAGCTATTATGGGTGGAACTACATCACGAAGCTATGGAAGCGTTGGTAATATAAATTTGAGTGCAATCACAAATAGATTGGATCAAATGATTAATGCGATTGGAAATTGTGATCTAACAATCAATCTACAACCTATGCAATTGGATGGAAATGTTGTTACAGATACTGTACAAGAAATTATATCAATTCGAGATATGTTGAAATCATGGGGAAATGGAGGTTCATAGAATGTATCATTTTAGATTTACACCTGAAAATAAACTGCGTTATACGCAAAATATTATGTATTTATTAAAGGTAAGCGAACGTCCTGTTATTCCTATGGCAGAGGAAATTGTAGAAACATCTACACTTGGTGACGGTACTACATCGTATCGTCATACAGATGTATATCAAGATCGCAAAATTCCTATTAAATGCAACTTTGTTTTGAATAGCAAGAAAGAATATCTAGATCGTATCTATAAAATCCAACAATATTTCAACGGAAATAAAGGAATATTGGAGTTAACTAGTGATGATAGAGAACATTATTGGAAGGTAAAAAATGTAACGTTCGATATGGATTCTAGAGACTTTGGACGAGGAAGTGAATTTACAATCACATTTATTTGTGAACCGTACAGATACGTAAATAAATACTCAAGGCCGTACGATATTGTAAGTGGAAAAAAGGTAGAACTTGCGAATTATTATGAAACAGCATATCCAATCTATCGTTTATATAATACTTCTATGAACGCAAAAACCATTACGATCAATTGTAATGGAAATAATTTTACAATCACAAATCCTTTTAACGGTACATCGGATATTTCTTATGTTGAAATCAATACGGAAAATTCTTATATGAAAACATACTATAAAAATGGAACGTATAAATATGACACATTGAAAACAAGTGGATCTTTTGACGGGCTTAAATTTAATTATGGTTCAAATAATGTATTGATCACAACAGATATTGGCGCTATTCGTGCAGAAATTATACGTAATTATAGGGAGAAATAAATATGATTCATTTATTCTTTTCTAGAAAAAAAACAACATATGCACAAATGAAAGAACGTAATGGAGATGTGATTTTAAAACATTGTGTTAGTGCTAAAGCAGTGTTTGGAAGAAATTCTATTTGGTACGTAGAAATAGAATTTCCAAAAAGTGATTTGATGGGTATGGAAATCAGTGATGAATCCGTGTTTAAAGTGGATATAAATTTTGAAGAACCACAGTTATATAGAATTGTGTATCCAAAATACAACAAACAAAGCGATACATATACATGCTATGCAACACATGTGTTCTTTGATTCTCAAAAAGAAGTGTTTGTGTTTGATGATCGTACTATGAGTGGTGTGTGGCAAGATGCGATAAATACCGCAAATGATATTATCACAAAGTCTCGACCAAATTATCCTTATAAAATTTATGGACATGGAAAATATGCAAATTATACAAATGTTAATGCAGAGGATGAAAAAATCGTTTATTTCCGAAATGTTCAGAATAGTGGGTATTGTTTGGATGTTCCAAGCGCAAGTGAAGATGCATCTATACAATTACAAATGTATCAAAAAAACAGAACGTCTGCACAGACTTTCATGTTGAAAAAAGTAGGGTCAGACAAATATGGAGATATATATGGAATTTTATCTTTATGTTCATGTAGATGGCTTAAATTGGATTCAGGAAAGGTTGTGTTAGGAAGCCTTTCCGAAAGCCCTTCAGATAATTCTGAGAAATGGTGGTTCATTAATAGTGGATCTAATTATGAAATTGCACCGTATATAAACATATATTATGGCATCTATACTAGTTCAACGAGTATTGGCAACGGAAACAAAGTTATTGTTGCTGATAGAGGTACTGCCGAAGTTGGAAATGCGTGTAAATGGATGATTGAAGATGTGGATTCTACACAAACGGCATATTGGATTAGATATAATCTGATTCAATGTTTGTTTGGGACAGAAGAAAATTCTATGATGAACCGATGGCCTGAATGTGAAAATAACAGATATGTTGCGATGTTCAACAATTATGATTGCTACTTTGGAAATCCAGATTATTATGCTTCCAATTTGAAGCCAAATGATTTCTTTATAAGTAATAAAGAAATGTCTGAATACACTCAGAAAAAATCAATGGAAAATGTAGTTACAGGAATCATACCTAAAGCATATAATGGACGACTTCTACCAAATCACGAGATTATCAAGGCTAGTAATTGGGATACAAATGAAATTCACAGAATTGATGTGAAAGAATATTCCGATATCAAATTGATTGCGGATGATTCACAAGCAAAGAAAACAACACTGGGCGTATTTACAAATGAAGTGAACCTAAGAAACTATCTTAGAATACAAGCTAAAAAATCTTTAGAAAAAGAGTTACAAGAACCCAATACGGAAACGTCTGTTAAATTTGAAGAATTATTTCCATACAATGTGCCGAATGCACAGGCGTTAAAAATAAATGATTCAATTTTTGTAGAGACTGATTTTGGAAAACGAGAAAGGTTTTATTTAAACAAATTGACCTATAACTTGATCACAGAACGGCCTGAAGATTTAGATCTTGTATTAGAAAGTGAGGTATAACATGGCAATTGTATATAATGATTTAACCGTTAGTTTAACGAAGCCAAACGACAACTTGATTGTTGAAATGGTAAGAGCTGATTCGGGAAGAGGATTAAGAATTTTTGTCAGTGATGATGTGATTACTAGTAATAGCTCAAATGTTGATGAATCTTTGCATGCGATTTTATGGACTAAAAAGCCGAGTGGATTAATGGTTAGCATTGGTTCTACATCTGTATCAAGGTTTGAAAACTCAAATGCATACGAAATTGAATTTTCAGATACAGAAGCTTTTCAAAATATCTTAGCAGAATTAGGAATTTGTGAATGCCAGGTGACATTAGAATCTAGTGGAACATTTGTCACAACTTTTAATTTTAAGATTAAGGTTGTTGATAATCTTGCAGCGCAGGAATCGTTAGAATCGACTGAAGAATACAAATCTATGATGGAATTGGTTGCGAAAGCAAATGCATATAAAAATGAATTAGAAAATTATGTGGCTCAATTTAAAAATCAACTGAAATTAACAGTTAATGTTAGATATGGTACTTCAGATCCTGTTGTACAAGATGGTGATAAAGCCGGAGATATCTATATCAAATATGAGGAATAGCGCATGACTGTTTTAGCAACATTAACCTATAATCCGTATTTAACGCTTACATTTGAATCTTACAATGAGAGATATGAAGGGTCATATCCTAATTTAAGATTTAAAGCGGATGTAAGGTTTAGATATACCGGAAACTTCAAAATCCAAGCAACCAATGTTGTTACTCTTGGAGGACTTTCTAAAACTATTTCAAGGTGGGATTTAAACTATATCCAAGATTCAGGATGGTATTATCTAGGACAAATTAATGATCCTATGTACTGCAATAGGCAACGGTCTTTTGAATGGAATGCGAGTTGTCAAGGATGGCCTAATTTATCAGGAATAGCAAGATTGACTACACCTGAGATTGAACTGCCAACGTATGAAGCAGAGATATCAGATATTAATAGTACCTCAATTTCTATTTATGGAAGGCTAAAAACAAATCCTTATAATTTGTATACTTTGCGTATTTATTCAATTGCAACGCAAAAATTTATTTTGGATAGATTAAACGGAACACATATTGTAAGCGAATTGAAAGGCTCGACAAGTTATGAATTTCATATCGAACCGTTTATGGCCGACTGTTCGGGATCGTATTTACTTCAAACAGTATTAGAAGCAACAACGTTAGAAGACTATAAAAAGATATCTGTAACGAGTGTAGATGTAACTATATCTCATATTGATGATAAGTATGATAAAGCAGTGTGCGTTGCACATACAACGGATGATGCGCATGTTACAAAGAGTCATTGGGATTATGATGGTATGGGAAGTAATTTAACTTCAGATAATCTTACAAAGGAATTTAAAGTGTCGAATGGGAATGAGTATAGAATGTTTGTTTATGTAACAGATACTTTAGGAAGAACAAGCAATTATTATTACTTTTATATTATTGCATCTGCATCTTATAGAGAAGTATGGGTCTTTGATGGAAATAATTGGAAAAAAGGAAAATCACTTGTTTTGAGTAGTGATGGAAAAACATTTGAGAAATGTAGGCTTTATTGTGATACAGGATTGAAATGGAAAGGTGCAAAAAGATATGGAGAGGATTAAAAATGGAAATTAAAAGAGATCATATTTTCATAAATCAAGGAGATACCATCTATACAGATATTTTAATTAAGTATAAGAATGGGCAAGTATTTGTTCCTGGTAAGGATGATTCTTTAGAGTTCATTATTTATAAAGATGGCAAAGAACTTATTAAAATTCCTATTGATGAATCTTTGAAAGTGATTTGCCAAACGGATGAACTTTCTGTTGGTGTTTATAATTGGATGGTTCGTATTGATGTTAATGGGATTAAAGAAACACCGTTAAAAGGAATTCTTCAAGTGAAAGGAGACTAGAAATGGACGGATTGAAAGCAAGACTAAGCTTTGATGCGGTTGCTTATGATTATGATGATGAATATCTTACGATTGATACAGATACACATACTATTAATATTAATAATGTATCTAGATTGTTCGGAGTGCAATATGATGGAAATTCTAAACTGATTAAATTTAGAATCAGAAACAAGTTATCTGATATTCAAAAAATGCAAGATTCAATTGTTTATATAAATTGGATTGATTCTAAGGGAGTTAAGGGTCAGTCAATTGCGATTAACAAAACAATTAATAATGATAATTGTGAATTTGCATGGAAAGTACCATTTGATGCTTTGAAAAATTCAGGAGTATTACATTTTGCGATGAACGCAGTTGTGACTAAAAATAGTTCAAGTGTAATTGATCAAAGATGGTCTACACAAATTGCATCTGTAACTACACCTGATGGAATTTATATTAAATCTTATACACCTAGTAGTGAGGAAGAAGATAGAATTGCACAAATCTATAACGAATTATCAAAGATGATAAATACACAAAGTGAAAATTTGCAATCACAAGTTAATTCACTACAGGAAGATTTAGATGAACTAAATGTATTTCTGAATGAATTTACTTCAACTTACAAGACTATCGCAGGTCAACCACACAGTTCGACAAAAGACGTAAAATATCTTAAAGTGCCGAAGGGTGTACTTATTGGAATTACAGCAGAATCTATGGAAACACTCGACTATCAGTTATTTGGAAAAAAATCAGATGGAACATTTGAAGCTTTAATTGGCTTTAAGGGAAACAAATCTTATGTATATGCAAAATCTGATTATGTTGCTTTAGGACTTTATAATAAAGCAGCAAAAGAAAATGGTGTTGTAAAATGGCATGTTTGGATAAATGGGTCTGTCACTTATAATAGTGCTAAAATAGATAAAATTGATAAAGGCATTCCTTTATTTGCAAATGGATATATTTATTCAAACGCTTTACTTACATTTAATGTTGGTGGGTTAATGGATGATGGAAATATTTCTGATATTTCATATAGAATTGTTTCTGACAAATTTTTAGCCGACAGAGATTATACATTTTATATAGCATCTGGTAAACGGGTCGGTGTTGCTAAATATACGTCATCTGGTGATTTTATTTCTAATTCAGGGTGGATGGCAGAACCGTTCCCTATTAAAAAAGGTGAAATTTTTAGAGTTGTTATTTCTTCAACTTCTTCTACAACGGTAGAAGAATATCGCCATATGCCTATTATAGAAGAAGATTCAAAATTTTTAACGTATTCATCGGAATCGCTTGATAATTTGAAAATGAATTTTTCAAAAAAAGAAATCCTGAGTAAAAATTGGATTCAAGGTAGTGTATATAATGGAATTCTTCACAAAGATAATACTGAATGTATTTCTCGACCAGAACTTATTTATTGTGGTGGATGTAAGGAACTAAAATTATATCAGAATAATAAAGATGGTTCTTTTTGGAAAATCAGATGTACATTTTTTGATGAGAACAGAAAAATGCTATCTTCGGAAGGATATGTACAAAAAGATACATTTGATATACCAAAAAAAACAGAATTCGTCCGTATTTCCATTTCTTTGTATGTTGATAATAAGGTAACAATTACAACACCGAATAGTTATGATGAAAACAGATATATCACTTTGGTTTTGATTGCAAATAAAGCATACGAAAAAATTAATAATGTGTATTCAAACAAATTATGTAAAATACCAGCGGATGCAATATTTGGAACATACTCAGGAAAGAAAATTGAAATTACTAAAAACACATTAGCGTATTATAAATATATGTCAATCGATACTTCTGTTTTTGAAGGACAATCAATACAAGGAAGTTGTGTTTATGAAAATATTTTATTTGTTGCATGTAACACAATGTCAAAGATTGTAATGTATGATTTGGCTTTAAAAAACAAAATTGGTGAAATTGTGCTTTCGCCCGTGCCAACTTACCACTGTAATACAATCAATTTTGGCAAACAGAAATACTCAAAAACTGATATATACCCACTTTTATACGTGAGCATGGAGAATATTGCAGAACACAAATTAATTGTTTTGCGTATAACAGATTCTGATGGGGCATATAATACCGAAGTTGTACAGACAATCACTTATCCAAGTCCTGAAGAGAGTTTGCAATATTATCCAAATGCAACAATAGATAATGAAAATCAATGTATCTATGTAATAGGATATATTAAAAATAGTTATTTGGAAGATAATTCAAATGCATTACGGATTAGAAAGTGGAAACTTCCAAATCATTCAGATGGAAACGTTACGTTAGAAATCGCAAATTCTTTAAAAACGTTTAATATCCCTGCATTAAATTGCACACAAGGGTCATTAGTATACAATGGAAATATATTGCAATGCTACGGTGCAAATTGGGCTGGAGATGGTTCTATTTATTTAGGTATGATTTCTCCATTTGAAGAAAATATGGTAACAAAGATAAAAATGTCTGACATCGGCTATACAACAGAACCAGAATCAGTATTTATTTGGAATGACGAGCTGTATATTATGAATGTTCTGGGAGAAATTCACAGAATTTATCTCTAATTAACCAAATTTCTTTATATTAGGACATAGATTAGATGTTTTAAAACAGAGGAGAATGAAGTAATGAATATATTTTCAAATATAATACATAGACATAAAATGTCAATAAAATGCAAAAGTAATGTCATACAACGAGATAGCTGTGGATACCCGCTTAGATTATGCATCATGGAATGCAAAGGTTGTGGTTATACAGAGCAAGTGTGGTTAGATACAACCGAAAAAGAAGATGATTTTGAATTAAAATGGAAGCAGTCAACTAAATAAGAAATTAGTAAATTATTGCATTTAAATAGAATGAAAACTTGAAAGGAAAACTAATATGAGTGGTGAATATCTTAGCGTTATTATTTCAGCATGCATGCTTGTAATTGCGTTTATTACGTATAATCGTGGCACACGCAAGATGGATGGAGAGCAAATATCCAATATGGCATTTTTGAAGAATGAATTAGAACATATTAAATCGGATTTAAGTGATATAAAAGATTCAATTTCAGAAATAAAAAAAGGAAGCAATTCAATGGAAGTGGAGCTTTCAGAACTAAAACAACAAATAATTACTTTGTTTAATCGTGTAAAAGCGTTGGAGGATCATAATAAAAATGGATATTAAAGATGCAAACAAGAAACTTCAAAGTGTAGAGGAAAAAGTAGATAACATTTATGGTTTTTGCTCAAAATTAATTGATAGAAACTATAAAACAAGTAGAACGATTATTACGGTTTTAATCCTAGTAATTATTGTTCTTTATTCTACTATTGTTTGTTGTGGTTATTGGAAAGATGATCATGTGAATAATTGTTCTTGCAAAGCTAATTCAAACCAACGAATTTAATTAAGGCGGTGGTTTATATTAACAAAGCTAACAGATTAAAAGAGATACGTCCTAATGATGCATTAATACTTATCAAGTCTGTTGGATTAAGAAAGAAATATGAACAGGTTTTGATTATGAGATACGTATATGACATGTCATGTACCGAAATTGCAGATGCATTACATATGGAAGTACAAACCATTAGAAACAGAGTATGCAAAGCAAGAAAAATGTTCGATAAATATGTGAGCAATCTATAATGGTTGCTCATTTTATTTTGGGTATTTTATGAGTATTATTCGAGTATTAAATTATTTGTTGCGTAACCATATAATTAAAGCGTAATAAAGAGGTGGTTGAAATGTATAACAATTATAATCCAGCACAAGCACGAATAGACAGTTTGATGCAACAAAGACAAATGATAGATCAACAAATTCAGCAAGTACAACAGTATGCAAATATTCCACCTATCAATATTAATAATCAGATTACACCACAACAACAAGGCAATTTTGATTTTAATGGAAAATGGGTGAACGACGAGCAGGAAGCTAGAAACTTTGCGAATGCAAATTTACCAACGATTTTATTTGATAACAATAAATCTATTTTTTATATGAAATCTTTAGATGGAACATTTAAAAAGTTCAAATTTGAAGAAATCACAGAAGATAATTCTAACAGTATTGAAAATCGTGTAAATGGAATCGAAAAGAAATTAGATGATTTGATATGTGCATTAAGCAAACCACCAAAACAAGCTAATGAACAGCCAAAGAAAGGAGCACAAACAAAATGAATCCTTTAAAAAGTATTATGGGTAATATGAATCCAATGAATATGATGAATATGGGAAATCCCCAACAAATGTTAATGAATATGTTGTCACAGAAAAATCCACAAGCATTTCAACAATTTCAAATGCTTATGAACAGTGGCCAAAATCCACAAATGATTTTAAATCAGATGATGGGTAATTTAAATCCACAACAAAAGCAACAACTGCAACAAATGGCAAAACAGTTTGGAATCAGGTAACAACGGCTAAACCGTTATTATAGAAAGAAAGGAGAACATATATGATGGAAAACGGAATGGGAATTCAACCAACTTACAACTTAGCTGAAAGAGATGACGGCTTTGGAAACGGCGGAGGTTGGTGGATTTGGATCTTGCTAATCTTCGTATTATTTGGATATGGAGGATATGGAGGATATGGCAATGGAAACCTAGCAAATGATTCTTTATTAAATGAAGAATTCATTAAACGAGATATTTTTAACACAAACACAAATGTATCTCAAACAGGTTGCCAAACTCAACGAGACGTACTAGAAAGTCGCTATACTAATCAGTTAGGACTTCAAAACTTGCAAGCTCAGCAACAAGAATGCTGCTGCAACACTCAAAGAGCAATTGACAATGTAAATGCGCAAAGTTTCAAAAATACTTGTGACATTACAACAGCAATTCATTCAGAAGGTGAAGCAACACGTGCGTTGATCAATGCAAACACTATGCAAGAATTACGTGATCGTTTAGCTGATCGTGATCGTGAATTATTGACGGCTAATTTCCAATTAAGTCAACAGGCACAATCAGCAAACATCATTAATACTTTGCAACCAACACCAAAACCAGCTTACATTACATGCTCACCATATTACGCTTATAACAACGGATGTGGATGTAATGGCTACAACAACTTATAATCTAGCACATATGTGATTAGGCAATTGCCTTTGGATTTAACGGGATAGTCGAAAGGCTATCCCTATTTTAATAGGAGGATAAAAGAAATGATTAATAGTATTGCTACGGCTGTTCAGACAGTCGATAATTCAAATAATGTATTGTTTCCTACAGATCGTGTAAGAAGTAAATCCTGCCAGTGTCCATGTAAAGGTTGGCTTGCTCATGATCTAGGAAGTGGATTGTTTACACTAACAAAGCCAGGTATCTATGAAGTAACTTATACTGCGGATATTACGAGTGCAGCGGCAGGACAAGCTTCTTTAGTGCTTGAACTAAACGGAGAAGCAATTGGTGGAACACAATCTATTTATACTGTTGCAACTGCAAGTGCGTATGGAAATGTAAGTGGAGATACTCTAATTCAAGTTCCATGTGGTGCATCTTATACAATTGCATTAGCAAATAACAGTGGTTTAGACTTAACTGTTCAAAACGCAAATATCATCATTAAAAAGATTGCGTAGGTGAAAAATATGCATAAAGCAATGGAAGTTAATGAAAAGATAATGCATGAGTCAGTAAACATGTTAGAGAAATATGGATATGCAGAATCTTATTTCCATGCATTATCTCAAGCTTTAGATAACATCAAAGACATTGAAACTATAGAAGCAATGAGAAATAAATATCAAATTGAGATAGGGAAAGATGGAGCTTCAACTGTAGCTCGATTAAAAGAAGATAATGATGGATATAATATTCATGATCCAGAAACAGAAGATATTGTTTATAAACTTGCAGAACATTTGAAAAAGTATAAAGCGTTCAAAGAAGAATATGAGCGTACAAAAGGTGATATGGATTTGGAAAAGTCTCATCGTGAATTAGATAAGACTATGAAATGTATGCAACAAATCGTAACTATGATTCATGGATGCGTTGATTCAGATGAAGAAAAAACAATGATTAAGACACATATACGAGACATGTTTAATATGTATCAATAAGGCCGTTAAACACGGTCTTTTATTTTGTACAGTGTACAAACGATTTAAATACTATTATTAGGATAGGAGGTATTTGTAAATGAAAAAATATAGTAAAGAATGGTGGATTCAATATGGCTATTATGCAAGTATTAGAGCATTAAAGACGATTGCTCAAACTGCTGTTGGTGTTATTGGAGCATCTGCATTATTGGAAGCCGTTGATTGGCGAGTTGTAATTTCGTCAGCTGTTTTGTCAGGTATTGTTTCGTTATTGACTAGTATTGGCGGATTACCTGAAATTAGTGTACCAGAGGAAGAGTAAATGAATTATAATGATTTTAAAGAAAAAGTAATCGGAAAAACCTATGACATTGACGGATATTATGGTGCTCAATGCTGGGATGGTACTATGAAGTACATGATTGATTTAGGATATAAAGCAATTCATTGTACGACAAGTAACTTTGTTAAGGATATTTGGAACAATCGTAAGACTAACGGTATCTTAAATTATTGTAATGAAGTAAACGTTATGCAGCCTGGTGACATTGCAGTATTCAAGGAAGTAGCAGGATGGACACCGTATTCACACATTGCAATTTTCGATTCAGACATTGATGGTAAGTTCGGTTGGTTTTTAGGTCAGAACCAAGGGGGTAAGAATGGAGCGTTTACACTTTGTAAATTGCCTTATTATGCTACATTCGATACTGCATTCAGACCTAAATGTTTCGCAAATACAGGAGCAGCTAAACCAAGTATTCCACAACATGCAGAAGCGATTGACCAGATCTTGCATGCAGGTAGTTATGTGACATCCGTTCAGATGAAAATTGGAGATGAAGGTTTGAAACAAATCAATGGTGATTTGTGTGCATATTTAGCTCAATTAGGCGGTTGGTTTCCAATCAGCTTAGTTGACAAGGTGCGTAATTCTGATGGATACAATGACAATGTATTGCATACCACAAATGCGATTGTCTACGTTACTAGAATTCGTGTTGATGAAGTCAATGTGAAAAATGATCTCGCAAAGATTGGCGGAGTTTGGGTAAACTGTGGCCCATTGATTGAGGTTCAATAAAAAATAAAATAAAAAAGCAAAAAAATGTTTGACATAATATGGTTTATACTGTATTATCTTTCTTGCGTGAAGCAGTGAGGTACATTTTGGGGTACAAAACAACAAAGTGCTATCAAAACACGTAGATAATGATGTAAATAACATCAAATATCAATTGATATGAGGTATTTATATAATCCCCTCATCTGCTCCATTGAAATTTAAGCCTTTATTTAAAGGCTTTTTTATTTGCATTGGGGTATATTGGGGTATAATTTGATATTAAAATATTGAATTATACCCCTTTTTTGCATATTATGGACATATAAGAGGGCACAAAAATGGCAGTGGAATTAGATAAGAAGACAGGAAAATATATGTTTGCCGGAAAAATATATAAGGATGGTAAATGTATAAAGAGATATCGTAAGCGTGGTTTTGATTCTAAATGGGAAGCACAGAAAGCTGAGGTTGAATTCAGAAAAGATTTCTTTATGCTTCCATTAGATATGAATTTTGATAGACTATATAAAGCTTTTAAGGAGTACAACAAAAAGTACGTAAAAGAATCAACTTTAAAATCAGATGAATATTTGTACAATGTTCTTTCTAAGGAAATGAAAGATATTGATTTTTTAGATAAAAGGCAAATGCAAAACTTGATCAACAAATTTGATGAGAAATATTCAAAGGCATATGTATCAAGAATATATTTCTTTTTAAATAAGCTATATAAATTTGGTGTTACTTCTGAATACATCCAATCAAATCCAATGACATATGTGAAACGTGATCTAAGACTTAATGAAAGAAAAGAAGAAATGACAATATGGCAGCAATATGATTTTGATTTATTCATTGAAGAAGTGGGTGAACAAATGATGAAATGTTTTTATTCTGTTTTATTCTATATGGGATTACGAAAAGGTGAAGCCATGGCCCTACAATGGAAGGACATTGATTTTAGAAAACAAACTATAGACATCAACAAAACATATAGATACAAAGAGAAAGACCCTAATAAATGGCTTACACCGCCAAAAACAAACAATAGCTATAGAACTATCACAATGCCTAATACTTTGTCTAAAATGCTTCGTGAATGGTTTCTAGAATGTTCTAAATGGGATGATTTCACAAAAGATAAATTTGTGTTTGGATACTATAAACCAATATCACCTCAGACGGTACAAAGAAGATTTGATGAAGCTTATAACAAGGCAAAAGAAAAAGATGATGGATTGCCTAAAATAAGAATTCATGATTTTAGACATTCACACGCATCATTTCTAATTAATAACATGGCAGGAGCTGGATTCTCAGATTTTGACATAGCCAAACGCTTAGGAGATACAGTTGAAACATTGCACAATACATATGCACACTGGTTTGATACAAAAGATAAGAGTATTGTAGATATGATGAATAAGTTGTTATAAAAAGTGATATTAGATTACACAATGTTACAAAAAAGTACAAAATAGGAGAAATTTGATTGAAATTCACTAGCAAATAATGTAATATACGGATGAAGATAAGCTTGCTGCTCTATCTTGTTTGTCACAGATTAGGTTCTGTTAAGCTATGATTAAGTATTGTGTTCCAGCATGCATAGTGCTTATAGCTTCCGTAGGGTTGTTTGTGTTCACCTCGAACTGGATAGGTCTATTGGCTGAAAGAAAACATTCTGATTGTGTATGTGAGGATAGAAAGATGGCTATCGCGCACGAAAGTGTCAAGGGTAGGAATGTAAATTCTGATGAGATGTGGGAACTATCGCCCCACCATATACACAAATTGTAGGCCTTGTTAATGCAACAAGGCCTTTACTTTATATTTGGGAGATATAATCATGAATAAATCAAAAAAGATGTTATATAAAATAACAGATGAATACATAGAAACGTTTGGATTAGATGAATCATATAAAGATAAAACTATTGCTTTGTATGATGACAGAATAAATCATATAGAAAGACACAGAGAAGATTTTACTGATCCTTTGTTTTTAGATATTGTTTTCAGAGATTTATCATTGATTGTTTCTAATCCAGATTTTATATCGGAGGACAAAAAGAATAACAGCTTACAAATTGTTAAGAAAATGGAAGACAATGTACTAGTTGCAGTTAGAATAAGTTCAGGGCCAATATTAAAGATTAAAACGATTTATCCAATAAATGAAACTAAATACAATAAATTAAAAACAAATAAATTATAATAGTTAGAGGTGTGTATGAAGATAATTGATTATGTAATAAAAGGAATTAAAAGTATAAACTTATTTCCGAAAATTGAAATTAAAACAGGATCGTTTTATGACGACTATATAGCATTATCTAATGATTGGAATATAGTTGGTGAAGATATTAAACAAGTTATGAATGAATATAAAATGAAAAACAGATAGTGTATGCTGCTCAACACCACTATCTGTTTTTCATTCTCTGCTAATCTTTTCTTGAGGAAATAGAAAAAAGCCTAAAATATTTATCATGTACACATGAATAATAACATCACATTTTAAAAAGAGTAATGAAAAATGCAAAATATTAATAAATATTTACAAAACAAAATTAGTTAATAATATAACCAAAAGTACATTAAAAATTCTACCCCCCCCCGAAAAAAATTCAATACTGATAATGTGATATATAACCACTTGCACTTTTTAGTATTATATTTGTACAATTTAATGCAAAACAGACATTGACATACAGAATTTAAGACTTATTATATTAGAATAAGGAAAACGTTTTTCTTTTTATTCATAGAAAATGAATGGAAAGGGATGATCTTATGGAAAGGGATTTATGGATAACGAAATTAATTATCCTAGCAGAAAAACTTAACGTGGATGATTTGCAAATTCTATATAATCATGCACAAAGACTGCTGTTATCATCTAAAAATGAATAACACTAATACCTATAGGTATTTACGCGCAAATTTAAAAGAAGAATACTAAATTGAATAAAAAAGAGAATCTCAATTGCAGAACGATTTGAATGCTATTAAGACTAAAATTTGGTCTGATGAAGTAGTTGGCAAAGAGGAAATAAAAGCTAGGGAATTTACCCTAGCTTATTCTTTTAATACCCGTTTTGTGTTGCACCGTATTCCGCTTGTTCTTGTGTATAACCTTCATAAATTAATTGATCTATTAATCCTTGTCGAGAGAATGACGATATGTCTAAATATTCTTTTGCTGATTTAGCGGCCTGCTCGTTCCAGTTTGCGTTGCAGTTATCAGCTGCATAAGCGGCTTCTTCTGTTGAGTAACCTTCATATTCTAGTTGATGAATTAATCCTGAATAAGAGAATGCAGAAATGCTTAAATATTCTCTTGCAGATCCTAGCGCATTTTTTTCACCCATTGTTGGAGATGGAGTTGATACATTTGAACTTGTACTTGGAGTAGTTGTAGTTGTTGAAGAAGATGAATTACTTGAAGAAGAACTTGCATTTTCACTATTTTGTTCATCTTCCTCATCATTAATACTGATATTTCTAACTATTTCGTCAAATTCTGATTCATAATTGTACTTCAAATGCCCTTTTGGTTGAATCATCAATAGAATCATGTAAGACGTTCTTCTATTATTTGGTATAAAATAATAGAACAAATCTGCGGCATCGTTATTTTCCTCTCCATCTTTTGCCAGGTTCATATTGCCTGATAATTCAGAATAATAATAACTTTTTCCATTTTTAGTATGAAAATTTTTGACTTCATAGCTATCGTCAACATCTTCTATAAAACCGTCGTTGTCATTTTCTTGATAACTCATAAACTCTTTTACAGAATCTTCTGTCAAATTTCCACTATTTGTTGTAATTGATAAAATAGGATATTGGCAATTTTCATCAGATGTTTTGAAAGATAATGCATCCGATTCTTCATTAGTGTTAGAAAAATATTTAGGTAAATAAATAGTAAAATCACCAAGCTCATAAGATTGAGCTTTTAAATCATCTGATTCTCTGTCGGTGATTTCCTCTATTTGGTTATCAGCTTTAACTCTTTCTTTGTAGCTTGTACATCCTGTACACATAGATAGTGCAAGCACAGAAATCCCAATAGTTTTGAATAATTTCATTTTTTAACCCTCGTTTGTTTACGCCAAGTAAACGCTTTCCATTTTCTATGTTAATCATACAATAAATCTAACCAAAAAAGAACAACCTATTTGTTGTTCTTTTCTTTTTCTCTTCTTGCTATTTCTCTTTCGACAATTGAATTTAAATAATCGGCAACTTGTTGTCTGACTTCTTCGGGCGCTTCCAAATATCCTCGAACAAGTGGTCGCTCTTTTTCGGTTAAGCCATAATCTTCCATGATTTGATCTATCTTTGATTCAGGAATGGAAATAAAAATATCTTCTCCAACACCTTGAGTTAACCATGCATAGTCAACGTTATATACACTACAAATTAATTTTATAGTTTGTTCTGAAGGCTGGTTAATTCCTTTTTCTAATTTATTCACAGAACTTTTAGAAATACCGATTTTATTGCCGAATTTTTCCATGCTTAAGTTCAATTGTGATCTAACTTTATTTATTCTAAAACCGATATTATCATCCATTCAATCCACCTCTTTAAATGTATTATAGCAATGCAAAAATAAAAAGTAAACTTAAGACACAAAAAACTTTACAACGTGGCTATAAGCCACTATAATGTGTATGTAAGACACGAGTAAGGAGGATGTGATGTCAGCTGATGAAAATGTCAAAGAAGCCTTGGAAAAGCTTGAGAAGATGGGTTATGACATCGAAGAGTATGACCAAGGATATATCGCGTGTATTTTAGATCGAAGCAAAATTCAAGATTCAGAAGGAAAGGAGAACGAAGAAAAATGAAAGCATATGTGACTGTTAGAGATGTGATGCTTGTTTTACCTGTAAAAGATACACAGGCTAGAAAGATTTTACATAATCTACGCAGACAAAAAAATAAAAAGGGTGAAATATTTGAAGGATCATATCGAGACACTATGCTTGGAAAGATTCTTGCAGTTCCCACTCCAATATTTGTTGAGTATTTTCCTGAGACTAAAAGTGCGCTTAATGACATTTGGAAGGAACAAATAAAAAGCACTCTTGGACAAGAGTGCTAGGGCAGCAGCCCTGCATAAATTAACCACATCATTATTATATCACAGAAAATTAAAGGAGTAATGAAAATGGCAAAAAAAGAAGAAAAAGAAAATTGGGTGATTCCCGATTTCGATAATTATGAGATTAATAAGGTAGATGACAAATTTCTCATCAAGAAAACTAATCCAAGAAATTATGTAGTTGCGTGTACGATTGTTAATATCGCTTTACTTGCATTGAATGTATGTGTGTTCTTGTCTACTAAGATCTTGGTTACAACAATCATCCAGGTAGTTAAGTAATATGACTAAGGATGAGTTACAAACAAAAATTGACGGGTTTATTGAAGAAGAAACAGCGGATGAGAAAAGTAAGAATACCATTCGTAAATACAAGCATGTTGCTACTTTGTTTGTTGACTCATTGCCTGATGGTGAAATACAAAAGTCCGATATAGTTGGTGTTAAAGATAAACTGCTGCATGATTATAAAATCAGTACAGTAAACAACTATATTGTGATAATTAATAAATTTATTAAATATGCAGAAATCATAGATTCAGATGATGATTTCAATTTCCTGAAACTTAAAAAATATTATTCAAAGAATTTATTGAAGAACGTAAGAGTCCAGAAAGACGATTCTTTGGATGATATTCTAGAACCTAATGAATTTCAAAGACTATTGAAAAAAGCCCGAGAAATCAATCGTATGGACTTATACGAGATCATGAAGGTATTTGGGTATACGGGCATTCGTTTGAGTGAACTACAGTTCTTCACTGTAGAAGCAGTAACGGATGATAATGTGTATGTTATGAACAAAGGAAAAGGTAGAGGAATCATCCTACGTTCAGACTTGCGACGAGAACTCCTTAAATACTGCAAGGACAACAAAATTGAAGAAGGGTATATATTTACATCTTCTGATAAGAAAAGCCCTGTAAACGCTCGTGTGTTATCTAGAGACTTAAAGATGATTGCTGGTAAATGCAGAGGGATTAAGCTTGGTAAAGTACATCCTCATGCATTCAGACATTTGTTTGCAATTCAGTATTTGATGCAGAATGGTGAAAATGCCATTGCTGAATTGGCTGACATTTTGGGACATTCTAGTTTAGAAACTACAAGAATCTATGTTCGTACAACAAGGAAAATGAAAAAGCAGAATCTTGAATCATTGAGTTATGCGAAAAGAAAGTAGGTAATATGACAGCAACAACAACAATGGCGGTAATAATTATTATGGCCCTTATTTTAGCGGTTGTTAATTGTTTTGTATGGGATTTTCCAGGAGTGGTTCTTTATTGGATCTATGAAATAGTGATTGTATTACTTGTCAGTCTTTTGCTCGTGTAAAGAGATATCGAATTCAATTAGATTGTGGATTAATGGAGATAGCTCTTGAAGCAACGCAAATGCATCTTTGTATTTTTTATCAGTAATTAAATCATTAATCCTGATTAAATATTCAGTGATTTGATTATCTGAAATAGATAAAGCTTTTAAAAAATATGTTTTATATTGTTGCTCGCTTTGTATATTCATTGTTTTAGAAACAATAATGTAAGATGCACATTCAAGATAATTTAAATAAATATCTCTTTTGAAAATTGACAACTGATAATTTCTGTCTTCTAGTATTTCAAATTTACGTATTTTAGTGTTGTATTTGCAGTTTATATAATTTGCAATAGACGGAGAAATAAGTGCTACAAAAGTAATAAGGGCAAGAATATAATTTGGATCAATATTTAACATTTTAGTTACCTCTTTTCGAGGTAATTATACAAGACGGGAGAAACAAATGAAAGAAGCTACTAATGTTAATACAGGTGATGTTATCCAGGTTCAAAATGCATCATATGAGGTTCTACAAGTAGTTCCTGATGCAGCTTATATGTTTGAAGAATATGGAATAACAGCTGCTCTCGTACAAAGAAAAAATGTTTCTTGTATGGGTGCAGCATATCGTTTTTATCAGGTAGATGGAAGGCTTTATGAGCTTGTGATTCTACCTAAAAGTAATACAAGGAATAGAAAGAAAATAGAGACGATGTCTTTATTTTGAGGATAAGAAATGAAACACAGTTTTGAAATTGCAATTGCCGACAAATACGGCATTGAAGTTGCTGTTGTATTTGATATGTTTTGTTTTTGGATCAACAAAAATGAAGCAAATAATTACAACTATCATGATGGAAAATATTGGACGTTTAATTCTGCAAAAGGATTTAAAAAATTATTTCCATACTGGAGTGAAAAAAAGATACAAAGAATACTTCAAAAAATGGTTGATGAAGATTTGATTATCAAAGGAAATTACAATGAAAATCCTTGGAATCAAACAAGCTGGTATGCATTTGGAAATATGGGTGAAAAGTTAAAAAATGCTTTATCTATCGATTGGTCAAATTTGCCCAATGCATTTACCGAATCTGTCCAATGTACAAAAGACAAATCTGTCCAATGTACAAAAGACAAATCTGTCCAATGTAAGACAGTTAATAAAACATTTATATACACAGTTAATAATAAAAGAAATATAAAAGAAAGTTCCGACGACACTGATTTATCAGCATCAGAAACAATCCCTTATGTTGAAATTATTGACTACTTGAATTCTAAATGTTCAAAGCGTTACAAACACAGTAATCGCATTGCTAGAGAGAAGATTCGGGCTAGATGGAATGAAGGCTTTAGCTTGGAAGACTTTAAGCTTGTGATTGATGTGAAAGCGCATGAATGGTTAAACGATACAGAGATGAATAAGTATCTAAGACCGGATACGTTGTTTGGATCTAAGTTTGAAATTTATCTGAACAGTGTAGCACCTAAACAAAAAACAAATAATTTTGTGATCACGAAAGGAATGAAGATGTAATGCAGCCAGTTAGTGAAATAATCCAAAAACAAAATGAAGAAAATAAGAAATATCTTAAAAGCAAACATTGCCAAAGTGATTGTGATAAATGCATGGCAGCCGGTGCATGTGGTATTTGGGAAAAGCCAGCGTATTATGACGGGAAATACCTGGTGGCTGCAACAAAGGTATTTTGTTCAAAAAGAAATGACTGTGAGAAGCTATCAAGCTATCGCAGTGAGTGGATTGAGAAGAACAAAAAGAACAGTGGTTTAAAAGATTTGTTGAATAAACGAATCAATAGCTTCGATGCATCTGATCCTTGGCAGGAAGCAATCAAAAAAATGGCAGTGAATTATATTCAGGATTGTAAAAACAATTTTGCAGAACATACTCCTTGCAATTGGTTGATGTTTTTAGGACAGAGCGGATGTGGTAAAACACATCTATGTTCAGGAATCAGTAATTGGTTGTTAGAACAAAATAAACGTGTTCTGTACGTCAGATACATCGAGTTGAGTAATTCCATTAGCAATTTTGATTATTCGCTTCTAGAACGTGCTAAACACGCTCAAATCTTGTATCTAGATGATTTATTCAAATCTAGCGCCAATCGATTGGATGATAAAGCAATCTTTGATTTGATTGATTATCGCTATAACAACAACATGCAGACGATCATATCTTGCGAAAGAACAAGCCAGGAAATGATTGATATAAATGAAGCGGTAGTTGGACGAATTGTTGAAAAGTGCAATGGTTTCTTCTTTGAAATCGAGAAAGAGCCCGGAAAGAATTACAGGTTGAACTGATGGCACGAAAAATATACGGAATTTATAAAGATGACCTTCCAGTGTGCATTGGCACTGAGAATGAATGCGCATCTTTTCTAGAAACAACACTTAATTGTTTTAGATCGATGTGCTGCAAACAAAAATGTGGAAAAATTAAACATTCAAGGAATGGATTTATAATCGTAAAAATATGTGAAGAAATAGAACTGGAGGAAATAGAATGATTGAATCGAAAGTAATTGAAAAGTTCATGGAAGATAATGGCTTAGAACCATATGACGTTTTTATGGCAGAAGGAAAACTTGAGAATTATAGCCCTTTGTATTTTAACGAAGATTTAGAACTTCGCTCGATGTTTCTTGATGGACAAAATTATGAAGGACCAATTTGTATAGTGCTCTTATATGGACTTTTAACAGGCCTTTATCCTGTAAGAAATAAAATTAATAAAAAGCGCACAGAAAGTAAGTCGGAAACTGTTGTCAAAGAAAATAGAAATCTTGTTTGTAAGGTATCTGTTAAAGGATATGTTATGACGGATGAAGAATTAGATTATTTAAGAAAGGCGTGTAATTTAGCAAGTAATGTTGCGTTTGAAAGCAACGAAAAAAACATTTATAGAAAATTAAATGAATATTTAATAACAGGTGAAAGATCCTAATGGATTAACATTTTGCTAGTTTAAAAGGTTTGTAATGCAAGGTAAAGAATACAATGGTTGCATTCTTATTGAAGATGAATCAAACAGATTCAAGTAGCAAGGAAAATAGATTGTTTTAAAAATGTGAGGTAAATATGAAACTAGAATGGAAAAAATATAGCTTTGGATGGCAAAAAGAAACACAACTCGTATTGATTGATGACGATGATGTAAGAAGAGCGATTGTAATAATTGTAGAGTACCAGAAGGACAAGAGTGAGCCAAAATCATTTTATGTATATTGCACATTGCATTTTGGAGAAATGGAAGGCCCTTTTGATTCGTTTAAAAGTTTCGAAGAAGCAAAAAGGGCAGCATTACAATTTGCAAAAAAGGAAGCGATAAAAACAATGAAAGAATTAACGTATATCATAAATTTTATTGATGAATAAAAGGAGAAGGAAATGACAAGTACAGAAATGATTGAAGATATGTTGGAAAGACAAAAGAAATATGATGCAGAAGTGTTTAAGAAACACAATGTTACAAGTGTTTCTAGACAACAATTAGAAAGTGCATTATTTGATGAATTAGGCGAATTGATGCATGCCCAAAAAGGAGATTGGTGCTGGTGGAAATTTACACAAGAGCCTGTAGACGTAGCTAAAGTATTTGAAGAATATGTAGATGCACTTCATTTTGCGTTAATGTTCGAAATTACTTATGGTGATTGTCGTTATCAAAATGAGGACATTGAATATAACTGTAGGACACTAAAGTTTGATTCAGAGCTTGGAAAAGCTTATGTGTATAGTCGTGTACTTGGTAGTGTAGAAGATGATGATGTATTAGCTTACGTAATCGCACTTGGATTGCACATGGGATTTTCATTAGAAGAAATTTATAAAGAATATATTCGTAAGAATGAAATTAACAAAGAAAGGTTAGCAAACGGGTACTAGGATATGTGGATTAGAAGTCAAAGTAAAAAAGTGTTGTTAAATGTAAATCAAGTAGTAATTAACAACACTAAAGATGAAAGTGAATATTACATACACGGATATTCAGAAAGAGGAATCGACATATTAGGTGTCTATTCAACCGAAGAAAAAGCTTTAAAGGTATTAGATGAAATTCAAGATGCTATTGAAGATACGGGCTATTACAGGATAGATAATATTGGTCATGGTACTTACGTATTTGTTAAAGGTGTTCAAGTTTATCAAATGCCACAAGATGAGGATGTTAAAATCTAGAAAGGAGCTAACTATATATGCCTAATTGGTGTGTAGGAACTTTAAGAGTAAGAGGTACAAAAGAGAATTTAACAAAATTTGTTTTAGAAGGATTACAACCGGTTACTTATATCGGCGAAGATTTAGAAGCGTTGAAGATGGATGATGATAATGGTCGTGTTAAATGTAGCAGATGCTGGATTAAAGGAACTCGCAGAGGATTTATTCTTGACTTAGATGAATTTATTTATGATTGGAACGATGAAGGAAAAATTGCAATTGGACTTGAAGCAGAATTCGCATGGGGTATTAGTTTGGAAGAACTATTAAATTCTTGTAAGCAATATGGAGTTGATATGAGAATTCATGCATTTGAATGTGGAATGTGCTTTAACCAAATCATTGAAATTATTGATGGAGAAATCACCAAAGATGAAGAAGTTACATTCGATGATTATAACTGGGATTGCATTTGCCCAAATGTAGGAGGATAGAAATGGTTGAAATAGCTTGTATGTTATACAATTTGGCAATAATTGGAATCACCTGCTATATGTGTGCAAATTACAGTTATTGGTTCTTATTGCTATTATTGCTAACAGGCACTTATAAAAGCGATAAAAGCGAGGAATAAAATGTTAAGAAAACCAATACAAAAAAAGATTCGTGAACAGGTATACAAAAAATACAACGGTCATTGTGCATATTGTGGGTGTGAATTAGATTACAAAGATATGCAAGTAGATCATGTAATATCTGTATACGGAAAGGATGGTAGTAACGATTTAGACAACCTTATGCCAACGTGTAGGATGTGCAACTTTTATAAAAGTACATATTCTTTAGATGATTTTAGAAAAAATTTAGAAACATTGCATGAGAGATTGCAAAAAACGTTTATATATCGTTTGGCATTGAAATACGGATTGATTGAAGAGCATAAGAAGAAAATCAAATTTTATTTTGAAAAGGAGAAAGAAAATGAATAATAAAGAATTGAAAAAAAACTTAGAAAAGGAAAGAAAAAAGCAAAGAGAAGATGCTATAAAAATAAATACTTTTATCAGATTAGATAAAAGCAGTGCTTCTGAAATCGATAAACAAATTGAGCAAATTTATTTATCTTTGCAAAAGAATATTAAATTTGTCTGTACCAATAAAGACTTGATGAACAGTATGCTAGATGAATTAGACTACATTGTTTACGCATCGAAACTATATGGTGGAAAGCATGTTATGGAAGAATTGGATAATCGTTACAAAAATAAATTAATGAGTTAAAAGGAGAATCAAAATGATTGAAGAAAGAATTGATACATTAATTGAGATGTATCAAAGTCAACTTAATGGTGCAAGCGAACGTCTAAAAGAAGATATCAGAGCTTTAATTAAAGCCGAGCAAGACGAACTTCACTATTATGCAGAGAAGAAAGATTATCTTAGTAGTTTAACGAAAGAAATCAATGATACTGAGCAAAAGGTTAGTATGATGAAAGAGTTTTTAGGCCATCTTAAATGGAGCAAGCAAGAATGCACAACAAGTAAATGGATTCCGTTCACTTTTGATGAAGAAGGTGTACTTAATTGTGAGTTGCCTGATATTGGTGAGCGTATACTCGTATCTGATGCAGAATGTATGTATGATGATGAAAGTATTTGGATTGATTCATGGGATTCGCCAGATTGCGGTATTTATGAACTGGAAAGTGGTAATGAATTAGATGGTTTAGCGTGGATGCCACTGCCTAATCCATATAAGGGAAATCAAAATGAAAATAACTGCTAAAGGGATGTTCAAAAGATTAGGCTATGAAAGACAGGATTTGCAAAATGAACAGTTTATTGTATACAAAAAGCCTAGTGGAATCGGTTTCTGTTGTATACGGTTTGATTTAAAAGATAAAACATATGAAGCTATTTACTACTTAGACTCAAACGGAGGATATTGCCCATACATTTTAAGTATCAAAGAGATATTAGCCATTCAAAAGCAAATGGAAGAATTAGGAGATGAATTTATTTATGAATGCAAAAGAAATGTTTGAAAAACTTGGATATACAAGAAATTTAGATTCAAAAAAAATAATATATGCAAAAGAACTAAAAGGAATGTTTCGTTACTTTGAAATCACGTTTAATTTAACAGAAAAAGAAGTTGAATTGTATGATGACTATGAAGCATATACGATAAATAAAGCTTTATTAAAAGCAATTCAACAACAATTAAAGGAACTCGGATGGTTAGAAGAAGAAACTTGTACCAACGGTTCTAATTATGATTCAACGGAAGAATTTATATGTTCACATTGTGGATTAACTTTAATTGAGTATAAAGAGTATGTGAATGGTGAAGATGATGGAGAAGGATATTACTTTGATTTCAAACCAAAGTATTGTCCAAATTGTGGCAGAAAGATTGTAGATTGAGGTTGATATAATGAATGCAAAAGAGATGTTTAAGCAATTAGGGTATGAATTTGAAAAAGAATATACCAGGTATGGAGTAAATGATACTTACAGATACAATAAATGTTCTAGACCAATTGATTCAGTTATATTTTATTTGGATGGTAAACAAATAATAATTAATCAAACCTTTCATACCATTCACTTAAATGAGTTACAGGCAATTATTCAACAATGTAAAGAATTAGGATGGCTTGGATCAGAGTCCAATCAAGAAACTAATCTTGATCATTATTTTGAGGATTTATTAAAAACAGGTGGTCGTTATGCTTTTGTGAATGGAAAAATCAAACACTGTTGGAATACGAGATGTTGCGATTGTGCGTTTAAAGGCGGAAATTGTCATGGAGAAAAGATTAAATGGTTAGCAAGCCCGTATGAAAAGCAAACATACAAATTAACTCAATTTGAATATGATTTATTACAATATTTCTCGGTTGATTTTAAGTTCAAGGAAATGGGTTTACTAAAAGAAATGAAAGAAAAAGGACATTTCAAGAATATTAATGGTGACGAATTGATTAAAGATATTCTAGAAAGTTGTGAGGTAATCAAATAATGCAGAAAGCTATATTACTGAGTTTAGATGATACGTATGAAGAAGAATTGATTAGTAGTACTGGTAAACACAAAGAAGATTACATCGGTCAAGTTGGTAATATTGTTCATCAGCAAAACATTTGTGTACTAGTTGGCACGACTAGATATTTGTATGACATCGAATTTAATGATGGTACTAGATTTTGCGTAGACAGAGAACAGATTGAATTTGTCGGAGAGAATGAGTGATGATTTATTTTATTGCAGGACTCTTTTTCGGTAGCATTGCAGCAATGATGTTGTATTCGGTTGTTGTATCTGGAAGAATCAACAATTTAGAAGATCAGAATGAAGTGTTAATGCACGAATTGGAACAAAAGAAAAAGGACTTGCGAGCATACAAATGTATGTATCACAGTTCTTATGAAGGATTTGAGAACATGCGTAAAAAGGAGATTAAATAATGAGTGGTGGAAGTTATTGTTATATGTTTAACCGAATTGAAGAAGAATATGTAGGTAGAATGTTTGATTCGCAATTAAATAGCATGATGAAAGATTTAGTTGAAGTTCTACACGATTTAGAATGGTGGCAATCATGTGATTGTGATGAAAAACGTTATCGTGAATCAGTTACTAAGTTCAAAAAGAAATGGTTTAAACAAACTAAGATTGATGTACAAAAACAAATCGAATCAGAGTTTGAACAAACAAAGAATCAATTGTTGAAAGAATTTGAGTATTTGAAGGATGCTGAAAAATAAATAGATTGGAGAAAGTGGAATGGTTAATATGAATGGATATCAACCAAAAGAATTTGATAGAAGTAAAATAAAAGTACCTGAATATTTGAAAAAAAATAAAGAACCTGAACATGAATATAAAGTAACATATGATGATATATGTTGTAGTGCATATATTGAAGACTTATTAAATAATGGATGGAGTATTTTTAATGTTATAAATCATTTGATTATTTTTAGAAAGGAAAAAGATGTTAAAGAAATACAGGATTAAATATATTAAAGACAATAATATTTGTGTGATTGAAGTTCATGAGGAATCAAAAAGTATGGCAATGTATAAGTTCTATATGAAACACCCATCATGCAGCATTGAGGAAATTGAAGAGATTGCATAGGAGATAAGATGAGTAAAACGGATTATGAAGAATATGTAGATGTTCAGGTGGATACACTGATTAAAAAACTTGAAATGTTCAGGATTTATGAAAGAAAGTTTAAATCGTTGGATGGAATTTTGAAGGATTTGGAAGTTCGTAAAAAAGAATTTTCAGATCCAAAATCTCCATCGTTTGAACAAAGGTTGGATTCAAAGAAAAATAAGGATATTACTAATGATGTTCTTGTAAAGTTTATTTCAAAAGAAAAAGTGCTTGAAGACGACAAGAATCTTATCTTAGGAAAGATGAGAGAAGTTGAAACGATTATTGATCTTATTCCGGATGATGATATTCGTTTGTATATGAAACGTCATTATATCAATGGAGAGTCGTTTGAGAAGCTTTCAGGAGAAAAGTACTGTAGCAGAATGAAAATGTATTACGCAATGAAAAAAGAGCTTAAAAAGCTCGTTATGGGAGATTTGAACAAATGAAAAAAATATTATGTGCAATTTTAGGAATGACAATGTGTCTAGGTTTGGTAGGATGCCAAGAATCAGATACAGCTAATCATAATTTAAGAGTGGATGCAAACAACTTTAAAATATCGAGAAAGGTTGTGGCATTAAATACTAGAACAAATGAACCGTTGTTTTCTGTTGAAGGAAAAATATCTATTGAAACAGATAGTGATGGCGATTTGAATGTAACGATTAAAACTGGAAAAGATAAATATAAATTGTTCTATGCACATTTATCAAAAGATGTAACATATACAAGTATTCAGACCGATTCGGTAAAAGAAAATCCGTATGGATATAAAATAACATTCTTTCCTGCTAAAGAAACGATTGAACATGGCTTGATTAACGTAGAAGATACAAATAAATAAACACATTATAGCATGGCTCAAAAATTCATAAAGTTTTTATTTTAGAAAAGAGTTACAAAGTAGCCTATTTACTAGGCTTTTAAAAGGTTTGTGGTTAGTCTGATAATATATAGTTATCGGACATAGAAAAGAGGAATAAAATGAATAAAATATACAAATTATTAATGGTTGGAATGATTGGCATTTCCTTATTTGGATGTGCATCTGCGGATCGTTGGGGTACTGATATAAAATCAGATTTGAATGGTGGATTGGATAGAATAATCAATGTGTATACAGCAGATGGAAAAATTTTAGCAAGTTATGAGGGGAAAATTGATATTGAAGCAAAGGATGGTGGATGTGTAAAATTTGACTATGATGGAAAAAGATATATTTATTATAATTGTTACGTAGAAACGATTGCAGATAAATAGGAGTGATATTGTGAGAAGGTTTTTAACAGAAGTGAAAAAGTTTTTTCTGATTCGTAATACAGAAAGTTTATTTGTACAATGGGAAGGTCATATTGTATGTGTTTATATGGCAGATGAAGAGTTTTATAGGTGTAATTATGATAAGAATGGTATACTCGTTATTAAGCATTATATTTGTGAATCGCAATTCAAAAGTTTATATAGAAAGTTTTTAGATAATGAAATTGATTGCTTAAACTATGAAGACGTAATGAATGGTTGCAATAAGTTTTATCTAAAATCAGAAGAAGAATATAATAAGTTTTTAAGAGCGTTGATTGATATGTAGAAATTTTTTTAGGAGTGATGAAATGGACGAAAATAAGTTTTCTTACAAAGAAGTTTTTGTGAGATATGATAATGTACAAATTGGTGTTGTTTGTTCTAAGATGGTTGAAAAAGTTTTTGAATACAATGCACATGATGATGAAGATGTGTCTGTGAATTATGTTTATTATGTGAAGAAAGAAAAGTTTTCTCAGTTACTAAAAAAGTTTTTTGACGGTTCGATTCTATGCAAACACGAAAAAGAATCTCAAAAGTTTTTTCCAACGTCTCAAGAACAACTTGAAAAAGTTTTTATGATCCTGGATAAGTAAGGGGTGTTTGAATGTTTGAAGACAAGTTTTTAGATAGACGTATTTATATAAGCTATAAACATACAGAAATAGTTGTTGTATGTTCAGATTATGAAGAAATTATATCTTTAGGAACAGATATTTCTAAAGTATTATGGTATTTCATGGTCAATAAAGAAAAGTTTGATGGTTTGGTTGCAAAGTTATTGAATAAAGATATTGGAAATAATCATAAAAAGGATTCAAATTATTTTCAACTTTATTCAAAATCAAATTTACTAAAAGTGTTTACAATCTTAGATAAATAAGTTTTTCAAAATAAAGTTTTTCAGATATAATGGATGCATGAATGATTATGTAAGTTTTCTATGCACACTATTAAATATAAAGATTCCAAAAGTTTACTTTAAAGTAAATGATAAGGTTTATGATCTTAAACATAAACCAGTCAATAAAGAACTTTTTCAAGTAAAAGATACAAGCATATGCACATCATACCCAAAAGAAAATGTAATTTGTGTAAACCTGAATACATCCATAGATAGTAGTTTAGTTTATATATATCTTGCACATGAAATAAGACATTTATACCAATATGCATGTGTATATAAGAAGAATCAAAAAGTGTTTTCTATAGATGAAAGAAGTGTTTCTATATGGAAAAAGGAACTTGAAAACTATGCAGATTCAAGCAGCAAACACTATGAGAATCAGGAAATAGAAAAAGATGCAAACTTGTTTGCAAACTTTATTGCGATAGTGATATTTAAAAGAGTTTTGGATATAAAAGAAATGGATCAAAAAGAATATGAGTTTAAAACTAAACTTTTCATGAACTTTTTCGCATCGAATCCAATCAAAAAAAGCTGATTCAAAAAGAATTGAAAAGACATTAAAAAAAGGACTTTTACAAGTCCTTTTCAATTTTTTCAATTTCTCTTTTTGCGTGATTGAAGCGATTTTTTTCGCGTTTGCTTTTTTCTTTTTGATCCCATTTTACGAGATGTTTTTTTGCATATCTTAAAAGTTGATCATATAGAAAAGCTTTTGTGTATGAATCAAAATTGTAAACAGATCCATTCATAAAATGCAAATCAACATATTTTGCATATCTTCCAATTGATATATAGCTAATATATCCATTACTGAATAAGCCTGGTTCACGGCTCATATATTGCAATAAATTACATAAACATTTAATATCGTAAACAGTTTTTTTCATTTTCTTTACCTCCTAAAATGGAAACTCAAACTCTTCAAGCATTTTGTTGATCTTTTGTTGTTCTGTAAGTGCTGCTTTTTTCTTCTTTTTTGGTGCAGCTTTTTCAATACTGATTTTTTCGATTTTTCCATCATTGTATATATAACTTTCTTGTAATTTGTTTCTATTAAAAACGTCTATAGTTTTTGAATAAGTGTTGTAAGTTGCCAGCAAGCTTTTTGAGCCTGGCTTACAGATCTTAAAAAGATCCTTGTTTAAAATATCAATATAGCATTTATAAATTTTGAAATAATAACAGATATCTTTTATTTCCTGGATATCAGGCGCAAAAAGTTCTTTTTTTGCTTCAGTGTTAAAAAACAAATGAATATCATAATTGAAAAGTTTATCAAGATCATGAGCGACAAAAAGCCTTAATTCATTTGTTTGAGCTGCTGCATACATGCATTTATTATGATCAAACTTAAAACCATGATCTTTTAAAATTTTTTCAGTTGAAGCGCTGGGAGCTCCTAACGCTTCAACATAAATGTGGGGTTGCTTTCTTTCGTTTGTGATATAGTAATTAAAATGAGTTCGCTCACGCTTCCATATTGTCATTTTTAAGGCCTCCTAAAATATCCAACGTATACAAAGTATTTACAAATAACCAAAGTTCGCGCGGTTCAAGCATCCACACAATGGTATCTAAACCATAATTAAGATCATATAAACCGTTTAAATGTTTGGTTATTGTGTAAGGTTTGCAGCTAGATCCATTTAGTCGATCTAGTTTTTTTTCTGTAAATTCAATATATTCTTTGTTATTCATTTTTAAAACCTCCATTCATTATCTTCAAAAATATTTATAACAAGTGTATAAAGTTTGTTACTTACTTGTTTAGAATCGCTTAATAGTTGATCATAATAAATATTTATGACTTTCTCATTTTCTATATAAGCAAGATCAAAAATAAAAGATTCAATATGATCAACTAAACATTCATAAAGAAAATCATAAATAATGTAATTACCTGAAATAAGATCATTCATATATGATCTTATTCTTGCGTATTTATGCAATAATTTAATTTCTAAAAGTTCCATTGTTTAACCTCCTGCAATTAATAAATAAGTGGTAGTATTATGTTTGATAGGCCTAAAAATAAGCCTATCAACAACATGTCAAAACACATATAGAAGTAGAATTTTAATAATGCAAGTATGAGCACCTGGACGGCGCTCATCTTGTCAAGATCTTTGCGTGTTAACATTGGAATATTACACCTACCAATCAATTTTAATGTTCGTAAGAACATAATCCCATGATGTACCATAATGTGTAACGCCCCATAAATACATATCTAGCTTTTCGTTGTAATACACAATTTCGCTTATATCTTGTAGAAGTTTAGCGCCCCAATCATCCACAATAAACCATTGAAATACCTCGGGGTCGTTGTCTTGTTCATTTTCAAGTTCTTCTATTTGTTCATTTATTTCATTTATTTCATTTTCTAAAATTTGGGATGGGCTGCTTTCGTTTTCTTCTTCTAACTCATCTCTTTTTTCTTCTAACTCTTCTATTTCTTCTGAATTGTCAATAATGCCGCTCACTTGCTCCCAATAGCCTATGTCATATGTTAAGTTCATGATGTCATTGTTTAACACGGCATCGAAAGCCTTTGCTAGAGTTCCATAGTCAACGCGTCCATTTTCTAAACCGTATTCACTGATAGGGTTACCATAATAATATTTTTGTTCTTTCATTTTCTTTTTAACCCGTCTATGGTAGAATAGAAAAGCAATATATACAAGACGGGCTTAACCTCCTGAATTTTGTGTATATTTGCCGTTGTTGTGAACTCCTGGAAGCGGCCAAACTTGAAAGGGGTTCACGTTTTTTTTTATTTGTTTTTGTTCATATCTTTTTCAATCAAATCTATTATATAAGCGGTTTTACTTGGTTGTTTATCAAGCCATTTTATAAGGTCTATATTTTCTTTTCTTACTCTAATCTCGTATTTTCTATAATTGGCTTTATTAAATTCTTTTATATATTCTATTTGATTGAAAGAACCACTTTTTTTTCTTACAATGTTTACACCTCCTAAACTTGAAAAAGTGAAAGACACGGTTTATAATATAAATGGTTAATTAATTAGGTTTGTTATTTGTGATATAGCACTAATAACAAGCCTTTTTATTTGTGACTTTATAAGCGCTATATCAATTTCAAATTCTAATTTGATATTTATGGATATTTTTGTTTTCATAAATATCACCGCTTTCTATTATGCGGGGTTTAACCGTGTCAACTCTATAAAGTTTGACCCGTGTCTTTTGTGTAAGCTTTTTATTTAGCTTACACTTACATTATAAGCATATGCATGCATATGTCAATAAAAAATTAATAATATTTTTTAGTGCTCATTTTTTCAAAAAGCTTTTAGCTTTTCAAACGTGCACTAAAGCGCCTATTTATAAGGCTTTTAAGCGTGTTCGGTTCTAGTCTTATAACATATAGTTAACAGACTAGTAATATATACATGTATGGACGTGGTGAGCGTTCTTTTTTTGTGGGGGTGCTTCAGTTCCAGGAAGTCAATGGACGTGTTGGAGTGTATGGAGTTGGTGCATATAATCCAATGTATTGGAGTGATGAAACGTTTATTGCATATATAAGAACGTGCGCGCGTATTCTATTAATGTAGTTATGGTTATGGTATAAAAGAGCGCTTACAACACGACGTGTTGAAAAATGTTTCAACATGTCAATAAAAATGTGAATATCATATGACTGAAGCCGTTAGCGGTGCGGTGTGGTAGTAGCTGCATAGGTTTGATTTTTAACCCTGAAAGCGCCCAGGGCTGGGATCAGATCAGCATAGACCCCCCTATCTTTCAAAAGTTTTTTGCGTTTCGGGGAAAGATCGGAAGAGCG